AAGCATCTGCAGCACGCTCAGGCCAAGACCGTGATCTTTGTCGGAATCCTCGAACGCGTCACCGACGAGTTCAACCGCACGACCTGGCAGCCGCAGATGGAAGGCGGCAAGGCCGGCCGCGAACTGCCCGGCATCGTGGATCAGGTCATCACCATGAGCCTGTTCGCGGCGGATGGGGACAGCTGGCGGCACGAGCCGGAGCGCGGCGAGGTCCGCCGCCTCATCTGCCGCGCCGGCAACCCCTTCGCCCTGCCGGCGAAGGATCGCAGCGGCCGTCTCGATGTCACCGAGCCGCCCGACCTCGGCGCGCTGCTCTGCAAGATCAACTCAACCCGGAAAGGATGACGAGCCATGAGCTTCGACATGAACGACGCCGAGCCGCAGAAGAGCGGCGAACTGATCCCTGACGGCACCTTCGCCAAGATCACCATGACCATCCGGCCAGGCGGGGCCGACGGCCAGAGCGAGATCGACCGGGGGCTGCTCAAAGCGTCGAACACGCCCGGCAGCGACGTGCTGATGGTGGATGCCGAGTTCACCGTCGCCGAGGGCACGCACGTTCGGCGCAAGTTTTGGCAGATGTTCACCGTCTCGGGCGGCAAGGTCGACGAGCACGGCGTCTCCATCGGCTGGAAGATATCCAAGGGCAGCTTCCGCGCGATGATCGACAGTGCGCTCGGGCTCGATCCCAGCGACATGAGCGAAACGGCCAAGGCAAAGCGGATCCTGCGCGGTCTTGCCGATCTTAGTGGCATCACCTTCGTCGCCAAGCTCAAGGTCGAGCCCAGCGACGACCCGCGCTACGGCGACAGCAACAAGCTCGACCGCGTGGTTCTGCCGAGCGAACCCGAGTGGCGCAAGGTGATGGACGGCGAGGTTCTGCCGCCGAGCCCGAGCACCCGCGCGCGCCCGAAGGCTGCGTCATCCGTGCCGCCTGCAGCCCCGGCCTGGGGACAGTCTTCTGCGAAAGCGCCCGCAAGTACCGCGCCCGCCTGGAACCGGACGGTGCAACCGAGCGCGCCCCCGCCCGTAGCTTCGCCGTCAACTCCGAAGCCTGCCGTGACAGGACCGGCCTGGCTCAACACCTGACGGTCATGACGGCGGATGAGTGGCAGGCGCATGTGACGCGCGAGGCGGCGAAGGCGATGGGACAATGGCTCGAAGGACGCGGAAGGCTTCACCAGCCCATCGCCTCGCTCACGCTGGCCGATCTGGAAGCCATGGCGACGAACGCGATCTCGCGGTTCATCGTCCTGGCCTCGCACCGGATCAAGGATCAGCCGGACGACGCAGAGGACCTGACCCGGCTCTTGCTCGGGTAGGCGTCTGCGCCGTCTGCGGACGCGAGGCGCGGGGCTTCGGCTACGTCCACCAGCTGCGCTGGGACCGCTTTCCTTATCACCGCTTCTGCTCGATGCGCTGCCTCGATGCTGGCGCGGCGCTCGCCAACAGGAACAACGGGATGATCGACAAAACCGACATGGAGACCCGAGCAATCAAGGAGGCGCGCCGGTTTCTCGCCGAGACGCTCACCGAGCTCGACCTGATGGAACCGTTCTACGACCGGAAGCCGGAAGAGATCGACCGCATCATCGAGGCCTGCGTCGACGGGTTTCAGGAGTCGATGCAGCGTCAGGTGGTCGCCCGCGATCCTCTCGACGATCCCTTGCCCTTTTAGAGACGACGAATAGCCATGACCAATGGAGAAATCTGGAGAGATATTCCGTCCCTGCCTGGCGTTCTCGCCAGCAATGAGGGACGTATCATGCTGGTCCCTTATCGTGGCGCGATGCCGCGCGGCGGGCAGCGCCCCTATGGCGGAACGCCGGCCTTTGGCGTTTGGAACAAGGCCGATGGGCGTTTTATCGTCACGATTGGCGACCGCACCTACAAGGTCGCCCGACTGGTAGCCGAGGCATTCCATGGCGGCCCGCCCTTCGAGGGCGCCGTGGTCATGCACCTCGATGAGAACGCAGCCAATAATCGCGCTGGCAATCTGCGCTGGGGCACGCAGCAGGAGAATCTCAACGCGCCGGGGTTCCTGGACTACTGCCGTTCGCGCACCGGCGACCAGCACCCCGCCGCCAAGGCTCGGGCGAGGTCGCGCCCATGATCGTCGATCTCAACCACGGCTCCGGCTCCGTCTATGGCCGCATCGGCGATGGGATCGGCGTGTCCGATCGGATCAATGCGCTGATCGACGAGGCTCTCGTGGCGCGCAACCGGCGTCAAAGGCCGCGCGACTATCTCGGCGGCAGCCGGATCGGCGAGCCCTGCGCGCGCAAGCTCGTCTACGAGGTGACCCATACGCCCAAGGATGAGGGCAAGGATTTTGATGGCGCGATCCTTCGCATCTTCGACGCCGGCCACCAGTTCGAGACGCTTTCGATTCGCTGGCTTCGCGGCGCGGGCTTCGACCTTCGCACCGAGCGCACCGACGGCGGACAATTCGGCTTTGAGGCGGCGGGCGGCAAGCTGCGGGGCCACATCGACGGCGTGATCCTCGCCGGGCCGGACGTCGGACTGAAATGGCCGGCGCTCTGGGAGCACAAGGCGCTCGGCTCGAAGTCCTGGAACGATCTCGTCAAGCACGGCCTGGCGCTCTCGAAGCCGGTCTACTTCTCCCAGGTCCAGCTCTACATGGGCTACCTCGAACTGGAGACCGCTCTCGTCACGGCGCTGAACAAAGACACCCAGGCGCTCCACCACGAGGTCGTGCCGTTCGATCCGTCAAGCGCGCAGGCGCTGTCCGACAAGGCCGTCGATATCCTGCGCGCGGCGGAGGCCGGCGAGCTGCCACCCCGGATTGCGGCGAGCGCCGATTTCTTTCTGTGTCGGTTCTGTCCTTACGCTGCGCGCTGCTGGGAGGTCAGGGCATGACGATCACCCTCTCCGATGCCCAAGGCCGCGCCATCGCCGCAATTCGCGACTGGTACGAGACGCGGCGGCATGAGCAGCAGGTTTTTCGTCTCTTTGGCTATGCCGGCTGCGGAAAGACCACCATCACCGCCATGGCGATGGAGGCGCTGGGGCTGGAGCCGATGGCTCCGGGCGGCCTTGGCGGCGTGCTCTTTGCCGCCTTCACCGGCAAGGCCGCGCTGGTCATGACGCGCAAGGGTACACCCGCCCAGACCATCCACAGCCTCATCTACCGGGTTTCCGAGGCGACGCCCGAGGAGATCGCGCGCGTGGCCGAGGATCTGGGCTCGCTGCGCCGCGACCTGCCACGCATGGGGCCGGCCGAGCGGGACTTCGCAATGACCCGGATCGCCCAGCTCGAGCTACGCCTCGAGGACATCCACCAACCGAAGTTCCTGATCAACGAGCAGTCGACCCTGCGCGATACGGACCTGCTCGTCCTCGACGAGGTCTCCATGGTCGGCGCGGACATGGCGCACGATCTGCTGGCCTTCGGCAAGCCGATCCTGGTGCTAGGCGATCCCGGCCAGTTGCCGCCGATCAAGGGCCTCGGCTTCTTCACCGAAGCAGCGCCTGACGTGATGCTGACCGAGGTGCATCGCCAGGCGGGCGACAGCGCCATCCTGCGGCTTGCCACCATGGCCCGCGAGGGTCTGCCGATACCGCCCGGCGCGCATGACGAGCATGTCTGGAAGATGTCGCGCCATGAGGTGGCGCCCGCGCAGATGCTGCAGGGCGGACAGGTGATCTGCGGCACCAACGCGACGCGGCGCTCCCTCAACACCGCGATGAAGCGCGCGGCCGGTTTCGGCGCCGACTATCCCACCGGGAGTGGCGAGAAAATCATCTGCCTCAAGAACCGCCACGATCTCGGGCTGATCAACGGCATGTTCCTGACCCTCGCCGACGTGCGGCAGGATCCGGGCGACGCCTTCGCCTTCAGCGCCATGGTCGAGACCGAGGACGGTCTGAGCATCGCCGGACGGCAATGCTTCTGGCGCGGCGAATACGCCGACCATGTCGCTTTCGATCCCGAGCGCGGACGGCGGGAATGGCAGGCACGGCGCGGTCTGATCGAGACCAGCTGGGGCTACGCGATCACCTGCCACAAGTCGCAGGGCTCGCAATGGGAGAACGTCGTCGTCTTTGACGACGGGTTCGGGCGCACCGCGGCCGATCGCAGTCGCTGGCTCTACACCGCGATCACGCGGGCCGAGAAGGGGCTGGTGATCCTTGCTTGACCTCAATGACGCCAGACCTCTCGGCTGCGAGCCCTCGCGCTACGATCGGGATCTGATCGTTCAGCGGCTGCGCGAAACCGCCGAGACATGGCTGCCGCGTCTCTTTCCGAACGGTCGCAGGTCCGGCGACGAATGGCGGCTGGCCAACATCCGGGGCGATGCGCCGCGCAAGATGGGATCCTGCGTCATCGCGCTGCGCGGCGCGCACGCCGGCGACTGGATCGACTTCGACGGCAACCAGGGCGGCGGGCCGATCAGCGCCATCGAGGAGGCGACGGGCCTCAAGGGCCGCGCGCTGATCGCAGAAGCGGCCGAGATCGCGGGCGTCGCTCCCGGTGCGCCGGCGCGGCGCGCGCCGCCGACGCCGCCACCCTCCAAGCGCGACCCCGCCCTGGAGATCGCCCACATCCTATCCGCCGCGCAACCCATCGCCGGTTCGCCGGTTGCGCGGTATCTGGCTGGGCGCGGCCTGACCGTCCCCGGCGGGGCCGACCTGCTGTTCCATCCCGACCTGACGCATTGGGAGACCAAAACCGGCTATCCCGCGATGCTCGGCCAGGTCCGCGCATGCGACGGTGCGGTGATCGGTCTCCATCGCACCTACCTCGCCAGCGACAACGAGGCCGTCACCAAGGCGCCGATCGCAAAGCCCAAGATGATGCTGGGCCGCGTCGCCGGGGGCACAGTGCGACTGGCCGCGATCGGCGCCGATGGCGTGCTCGGGCTGTGCGAGGGCATCGAGACCGGGCTCGCGGCGATGACCGCATGCGCTGGTCTACCGGTCTGGGCGACGCTTTCGACCTCCGGCCTGGAGCAGATCGATCTGCCGCCCGCCGCGCGACGCATCCTGATCCTCGCCGACAACGATGTCTCCGGCGCCGGGATGCGCGCCGCGGACGCCGCCGCCCGGCGCTTGCGCGCGCAGGGCCGCGACGTGGCGATCGTGCTGCCGCCTCTTGAGGGCGAGGATTTCAACGACTTCCTGCTCCGCGAGGGGCCCGAGGCTGTCGCGCGGGCGATCGCCGAGGCGGACAGCGTCGTCGATGCCGAAACGGTCTTGCAGATCGGCCGGCACCGTCCCCTCAACTACGAAGGGCCCGGCCAGGCGCTGCCGATGCTGCGGGCCGACGAGGGCGACCTGGGCCGCGCCGTCGAGAGGGTCTGGAGCCTGCTCCTGGAAGCGAACCGGACGCCATGGATGTACCGCTTCGCCGGCCAGCTCACATGGGTCGTCCCGGACGACGAGGGGCGACCCGTCGCGACCACCATCACCGAGGAACGCCTGCGTCACATGCTGGCGCGGCTTGCGATCTGGAAGCGGCTCAACGGCAAGGGCGAGCTGGTCGCGGCACCGCCGCCGCTCGGCGTCGTCAAATCCGTGCTCGCAACACCAGATCCGGCACTGCCCGTGCTGGTCGGCATCGTGAACACGCCGGTCTTCGGCCGAAACGGCAAGCTCCTCACGATCCCCGGCTATCACCCCGATGCACGGCTTCTCTACGCCCCGATGCCCGGGTTCACCGTGCCTGCCATTTCCGTCAGGCCGTCAGCCGCAGAGATCGCCGGCGCACGCAACCTTCTGTGCGAGGACCTGCTGGGCGACTTCCCGTTCGTCGGTCCGGCCGAACTGGCTCATGTGGTCGCCCTCCTGCTGCTCGGCTTCCTGCGCGGCATGATCGATGGGCCGACGCCGCTGCATCTGATCGAGAAGCCGACGCCCGGCTCCGGAGCGACGCTGATGGTCGACGCCATCGCCACGATCCTCACCGGCGCCGGCGCCAGCGTCATGACAGAGGGCCGCGACGACGAGGAGTGGCGCAAGCGCGTCACCGCGAAGCTGCGCCAGATCCCGGCGATCGTGCTGATCGACAATCTGCGCAGCAAGCTCGACAGCGCGGCCGTTGCGGCGGCTCTCACCGCGCCGTTTTGGGAGGACCGCATTCTCGGCGCCTCGGAGATGGCGCGGCTGCCGATCCGCTGCCTGTGGATCGCCACCGGCAACAATCCCGAGTTCTCCAACGAGATGGCGCGACGCCTTGTGCGCATCCGGCTCGATCCGCATGTCGAGCGGCCATGGCAGCGCACGGATTTCCGCCATCCCGATCTGATGACCTGGGTGCGCGCCAATCGCCCGCGTCTCGTCGCCGCCTGCTTGACGCTCTGTCAGGCCTGGATCGCCACGGGAAAACCGCGCGCCTCACGCACCATCGGCTCCTACGAGAACTGGGCGCAAATCATCGGTGGTGTGCTCGAGGTCGCCGGCATTCCAGGTTTCCTAGGCAATCTCGACGAGATGATGGAGGCCTCCGACAGCGAGGGCGCGGGCTGGAGCGCCTTCATCGCCGCCTGGTGGGACCGTTTCGGGACCGCCGAGGTGGGCGCCGTCGACCTCTTCGATGTGGCCCTGTTCTGCGATCCGACACCCCCGATTACCGGTCAAACGGAACGCGCGCAGAGGACCGGCTTCGGGATCGCCATCAAGAAGCTACGCGACCGGGTGTTTCAGGTGGGCGATCTGAACCTCAGGCTGGTGCAGTCGGGCACGTTTCGGCGAGCGGTTAAATGGCAACTGAAGGTCTCCGAGCAGCCGTCGCGTTCGCAATCCGGCGCCGGAGGGCCCGGCGAGTGTGAACCTCGGGCCGCAGGTGTGAACCTCCAAAGCCGAGGTTCACACGACCAAGCCATTGATCAAAATGGCAAATGTGAACCTTGTGAACCTCTCCCAACACTAACGCGTGCGCGCGCGCGCACGCATGTGAGAGATGATTCCGGAAAAGGTTCACAAGGTTCACAAGGTTCACAAAGCCCTGTGAATTCAGAGCCTTGCCGGTGTGAACCTCCGTGTGAACCTCCTGCGACAGGTTCCCGAGGTTCACCGCCCCCCGACTGGCTGCGGGAGCTCGATCCATGAGCCCCGCCCATCAACCCATCGCGCATCGAACCGGAAAGGAGCCGATCATGGCCCATGTATCTCTGACCCCGAAACCCATGAGCGCCTCGGTCTCCGGCGCGCCTGTTGTCCTTGCCCTCGATCTCGGCACCACCACCGGCTGGGCCCTGCGGGCGGCGAGCGGTCTTATCACCAGCGGCACGGTGTCGTTCCGGCCGAGCCGCTACGACGGCGGCGGCATGCGCTACGTTCGCTTCCGCGCTTGGTTGGATCAGCTGGCCGCGGACGCCGGTCCGATCAGCGCTATTCATTTCGAAGAGGTCCGCCGGCATATCGGCACCGACGCCGCCCACCTCTACGGAGGTTTCCTGGCGACGCTGACCGCTTGCTGCGAGCAGCGCGGGGTCGCCTATCAGGGCGTGCCGGTTGGAACCATCAAGCGGCATGTCACTGGCAAGGGCAACGCCGACAAGGCGGCCGTCATAGCCGCGATCCGCGCTCGCGGCTTCAACCCGGCCGACGACAACGAAGCAGATGCGCTCGCCATCCTGCTGTGGGTCACGGAAACGAACGGAGGCCTGCGATGAGCGGGAAGGCCATGCTCAACCATGCGGCCGAGGTCGTGGCCGATCGCAGCGCTGCTTACGGCGCGCCGTCAAAATCGATGGAGCTGCTGGCGAAGCGCTGGTCGATCACACTCGGGCACCCCGTGACGCCGGCGCAGGCCGTGCTGTGCCTGATAGACCTGAAGCTCACGCGCCTCGCGCACGATCCCAGGCACCAGGATTCGATCCTCGATATCGCGGGCTACGCCGCTGTCTTGCATGAGGTCACCCGATGAGATGGGCGCCGCGAGGTTACGGCGGTGCGCGTCGTCCGCCCGAGCAGGTCAAGCGCGATGGCTGGCGCGAGCAAGGCGTATTGGTGGTCGAGAAAAACGACGA